TCCTTCAGCGCGTTCGCCCAGTCCTCGAGCCTCAGCGCCAGCCGCAGCCGATCGCCAAGCTCGGCCGGCGAGACGTCCTCGCTGTTCGGCGCGTCGTCAAACGCCAGCTTGGCCGCTTCCTGGGCCAGCTGATGCTTGAGCGGGCATGCGGCCAGGGCGGGGCAGAAGCGGCACCAAGGACCGTCCTGGAGCGTCCTGTCGCCGGCCATGATGCGCTCGACCGCAGGAACGAGCTTGCTGTCGCGCCAGATCAAGAGATCGATAAGGTCGATTTCCCAGGTCTTAGGCGTCGCGCCGTCAATGCGCGGCTGGATGATGGTCAGCCGCAAGGTTTCGATGTTGCGGGGCTTGCCGCGGATCGCGGTCTCGTAGGCGGCGAGCCCATAGAACAAAGCTTGTGAATTGTTCTCGGCGTCGACCGCGACGCCTTTGCCATATTTGAGGTCGACCACGTCGAGGAGCCTCGAGGTGACCGCCAGAAAGTCGGCCGTGCCATAGCACTCAGCCCCTAGCGGGGCTGAGAAAATGTGAACCTTCTTTTCGAACGCCCACCAGTCAGCGTGCGTGCGAATCGCCGTGACGAAATTGAGATACGTGTCAACGGCGTCATCCATCTCGGCGGTCACCATGACCTGGTGCCCGTCAGTCTCGAGAACCGCCCCGACAAGGGGCCGCTCGGCCCCCGCCAGGCTCGCCGCGGCCAGGGCATGGGCGACGGTGCCCTCCGCAGCGTAGAAGGTCGAGCGGCCCTCGTAGGGGCGGGAAAGGGGCACCGAGCCGGGACACGCCATCCAGCGGGCCGACGACGACGCCCCAAGCTCGGCGTGCTGGGTCATGGCGCGCTGTCGTCCTGTAGCTCGGCAAGCAGCTTGGCCGCGCCCGGCAGCGCATCGTCCTTAAGCTCGCGCAGCCGCTGGACGCCGTGGCCGTCGCGAAAGGCGGTGATCTTGTCGCGGATCGCCGGCTCGCTCCTCATGAAGATCTCGGTCAGACCCTTGATGATCGTGTTGCGGTCGAAGCCGGTCTGCGTCGCCACGTCGGGTTCGGCAGTCGCGCGCTTGCGGGACCGCCTGGTCGCCGGCTGCGTCTCGTCAGCGCCGTTGCCTTTCGCTGGCGCTTCCAAAGGCGGTTCCGGCGTGTCGGCCGGCGTCGGACCGACACCCATCTCCTTAGCCGCGCGAAAGCCGATCTGAGCCAGTTCGGCCAGCGCGTCGGCCGCGCTGTCGGCCTTAATCGTCAGATGCAATTCAGTAGTCATTCGCTTTCCTCTCTCCTCATACGGGTTCCAAGATGGTCTTGATGTCACGCGCCTTGCGCGCGAGCGTGCGGGCCAGCGCCAGGTCGATCGAGCCCTCGAGCGCCAGGATGCGCGCGTTGACCGAGCTTTTCTGCCCGTGTCGATGGGCCCGGCCGACAGCCTGGGTCAGGGTCTTTGGCGTCCAGTCGGATTCCATGATCCAGACCGACGACGAGGCCGTGAGGTCGATCGATTCGCCGGCGGTGTTGATCTGGCCGTTGAAGACGCGGACGGTATGATCGGCTTGGAACCGGCGCACGAGCCCGGTCCGCTTGTCCTTGGGCGTGTGGCCGTCCACGGTGACCACGCCGTAGCCCGCGAGCCGCTCCTCGATCGCCTCGAGGACGCTGCGATGGTAGGCGAACGAGATCACCTTGTGGGCAGTGGGCTCAAGCTCGTCGTGCAGCGCCTCGATCATCGCCTGCAGCTTGATGACGCCGGTCAGCCGGCGCTGTGTCGCCGAGTGAGGCGACGACTGCGCGATCGCCAGCGCCTCTTCGCCCGTCGCCGAGCCGATATCCTTCAACAGGCGCGCTTCAGCGACGCGCCACTCGTTCAGCATGTCCTCGCGGATGTTGAGGCTGGCGACATGCACCGGCACCACGGTCCAAACGATCGGCGGCAGATCCTGAAGGACGTCCTCCTTGTGGACGCGATGGGCGAAGGTCGAAAGGCGCTTGCGCAGATCCTTGGCCGGCGCCCCTTGCCTGATGCCGGTGATCTGCTCGTAGGGGCTCGAGCCGCGCCAAACGGTCTTGGTTGTGCAGTACCGCTCGATGAAGCAGTCGCGGCCGGGCTCCCAGAGCAGCTCGGGCCTCAACGCGCGCAGGTGCGTCCAAAGCTCGGCGGCGTTATTGGGCATCAGCGTGGCGCTGAGCAGCAAGACGTAGGGCGCGGTATGGGCGAGGCCGCCGCTCCTGGTGGTGTAGCCATAAGCGGCGCGCGTGCGCTTGGACTCTGGCGTTTTGAGCGCGTGCGCCTCGTCGATGATGACGAGGTCAAAGGTATATTGCACCAGGCGACGCGCGACTGCCGAGTCGGTCGACAGCAAGTCGAACGGAACGATGACGACGTCGCCAAGCAGACTGTCCGCGCCGTTGCGCACGATCGTCACCATGCGCGGCGTCTCGCTCCATTCATGAAATTGGTCGCGCATCACCGTCGCCGCCAGCGTTGGGCAAAGAACGAGGATGCGCCTGGCCTTGATGCGATCGGCGACCATGACCGCCGAGCGCGACTTGCCAACGCCCGTGTCGTGCAGAGCTGCGACCCTCTTGTACTTCACCGCGAAGTCGACGAAGTCGAGTTGGTGGGGCCAGGGCTCAGACATGCATGCGCTCGCGTTCGCTGAACACGCTAGGCGGATAGCCGTTGAGCATGTTCGAACAGATCTGATGGGGCGTCGGCCCAGACGGGCTTGGCGGACTGGTCAGCGCCGTCCAAACGCGCGCAATCTGGCCTCGCTCGCGCCAATAGGAACGGATCATTTTGGCGAGCCGCTCGTTGAAGTCCTGCTCGTTCTCGCGCATGACAAGCTCCCATTACGGCGCGCGAATGTAGACGCGCGCCAGGCGTCCGCTGCGGGTTAAGCGCCGCACTTTCGAGTCGATGATGAAGTGCATGAGGACGAGTTCGCGAATGCGGGCGCTTATGGTTTGGTGCCGCCCCTCGAGCGCCTGTTCGACCTCGTCGCATGTCGCGCCGAAATGTTTTCGCCGGTCGATCATTAGAAAAACTCGACGGCGAAGGCGCGATAGCGTTTGCTCGTCGAGGCTGTGGGCCGCGCCCTCGCTTGTGTCGGACCTGGCGACGAACCCAGGGCGAGCCGGGTATAGGCTCATACTGGATCTCCGCGGGTCTCGAGATGCCATACCGCGATTAGGAGAGCGTCGGCTCGGTTGTGATCCTTCTTGCGCGCCAAGCCTTCGATCTTGGGGAACCGGCGAATCGCCAAGGCGCGGCTGCGCTCGGGATCGCCGTCGAGCTTGAAGTGCCGCTTCCAAACAGCCGGCACGGCGTCGACGATCGGCAGGCTCGCGCCGGCGACCACGCCGCGAATGAGGCCGGCCCCCATGCCAAATCGAAACGTCGACGACACGCCCTGCTTTGGCATCGCGCCGACGCGCTCGATCACCACGACGTCGGGCGAGCAGTAGCGCACGATGCGCGACCATTCGGCGGCGTTCACCTGGCGATCGACGACGGGAACGTCGCCGACGTGCGTCTCTTTGGGATGCTCGCCTAGGAGCGCATAGGCCCCGCTCACCGCGCCGGGATCGACGCCGAGGACGCGCATGGGTCAGACCTCGTCGTCGATGGGCTGGAGCTTCTTGGCGCTCTCAACGCCGGCGTCGATGAAGAAGAGATAATGCTCGAAACCTGGCACCCGGTTGCTGATCAGCTTGGTCTGCCGGCGGCCGGTCTGCCTGCGCCAGCGGCGGAACATTTCGCGCGCCCCGCCGATCGATTCGACCTCGATCGCGTCGCCATGCTTGAGGGCGCCGAACTGGTATTTGGGCTCTTTTTGATCGGGCAGCTTGAGGCCGCGATGCAATTTCATAGCCGTTCGCTCGTAGGTGTTGTGGCGTCGGCCGACACTCAACGACATTTCCAGCGTCACAGTCAAGCCGGTCAAATCGACAAATCTGTTAATCTACTGTCAACTATCGGTTAACCCCGAAAAAACATCTGCAAAATGACTTGAAACTTGCCGCGGTTGGTGCTTGGCTCGCTCGTGTGTTGGCGACTGTTGGTTTAAGGTTGGCAAATCGCCAACATCGTGATTATATAAGCAGGCTCAATCGTTAACGGGAGTCGAGGAGCCGCCATGCCTGCAAGAAAAACCATAAACCAACCAACAAAATTCGTCGGCGCGGTCACGCCGCTAGAGCGTGTCCGCGACGTCAATTTCGGCAAACGTCTCAAGGGCATCATCGCCGACAAAAACATGACGGCGTCGGACGTCGCAGCTAAGATCTGGGACCGACACCGCAACAGCAAAGGCGCGCTGGTCGCCAAAGGCCGCGACCGTCTCAGCGTCTGGATCAACGGCAAGGCGTTTCCCGATCACGATAACCTGGTCAAGCTGGCGAGGGCGCTTGACGTCAAGGTTTCCGACCTCGCGCCCGACGCCGAAACGAAGGCCGCCAACCGCATGACGCCCAAGTGGTCGATGGTTGGGTCCGACGAATATCCGGCCGGCCAGACGTTCCTGCAGATCGCGCAATTCGTGTCGGTCAAGACTGCGCTTGAAATCATGGCGCTGCTCGAAGCCGACGCGACGGGGGTCAAGTTGGAAACCAACGAGGGATAAGACGCCCATGCGACGTTTTTTCAAAAGCCAACAGGAGATGGACAGGAGCCTCAAAGCGGTGCGTGAGGACGTCCTGCCGCGGATCCAGAAACTCTGCCGCAAGCACGGCGATCAAACGGTGCTGCTGGCGACCTATGTCGTCGTTCTCGATTGCCTCAAGGAAAGTGGCGTCAGCCGCGCCGAACTGCGGGCGATCGGCGACACGATCTATCCCGAACAGCCGACGGCCCTCAAAGTGGTGGAGAAATGACGTGCACGGGACCGTTCCTCACCGACGCCCAAGCCGGCGCGCTGATCCGGCGATCGGCGGTGACCATCCGACGCTGGCGGATGCGAGAGGGATTGCCGTTCATCCCAGGCCGGCCGCCGCTCATCGATCACCCAACTTTCCTTCATTACCTAGCCCACAAAGAGATCAAGAAATGTCCGCCACCATCGACCTCAAGACCCTCAAGCTCGCCAAAGACAAAGACACCGGCGACTACCGGCGCAACACGACGGGCAAAATCGAGTACACCTTCATCGAGCGGCCCTCTGGACGCAAACGCTATGGCTCAACGGATTGCGAAAGCGTCGAGGATGCTCAGACGTTCCTACGCGGTCTGAAGGGCGACCTGCACGAACATCAGTCCAAGCGCGACGAGGCGACGATCGCCGAAGCCGCGGACCTGTATGTCAAGGACAAGAACGGCCAGACGTCCTATAAATTCCACATTGTGCCGGTGCTGCGCGCGTTCGGCGATCGGCGGTTCTCGAGCCTGACCGCGCCCGAGCTGATCGAGTACAAGGCCGAGCGCCGCAAAACCAACAGCGAAGGCAGCATGCGCAACGAGATCGGCGCGCTGAAAACGATCCGCAAATGGGCCGCCGAGAATGGTCTTATCCCGCGCGAAAAAGTTGCTTTGTTGGTCGACATCAAGCGACCGGCCGAAGAAAAGGTCAGCAAGCGCGGCGCGTTGAGCGACGTCGAGTGCGACCGCTTGTGGTCGATCCTGACCAACTACTGGCACAACAACGAGGCGCGCGGCCGGCTGACCCGCGTCGCCCGCGCCGGCGCGATCGCGATCGACACCGGCGCGCGGCGCGAGGCGATCGAGACCCTCAAGTGGGTCCAGGTCGATTTTGAGAACAAGCTCATTCATTTCGACGAGCATCTCGACCGGCCCATGCCGAAGAACAAGAAGCGCGGCAAGGCTCCCATGTCGGTCAGGCTCGAGGCGCTCTTGCGCCGGGCCCAGGCAGAGGCGACTGGCCCTTGGGTGCTGGACATTCCAGGCGAGGTCGACGAGACGTTCAAGACCGCGATCAAAGGCACCGAGTTCGCGAAGGACGCACGCCGTGCGGCCGGCAAATTCGAGGTGACGTTCCATATCTTCCGCCACTCGTTCATCACCAACGCTATCAAGCGCGGCAACAACATCGTGTTCGTGGCGAAGATTGTCGGCGACACCGTGCAGATGCTGATGGACCGCTACGCCCACCTGCAGCCGGGCTTCGTGCGCGACCAGGTGATTTGGGCGGACAGCCAGAGGACGGCCGTGCGGCTCGCGGTGGCGGCTGAATGACGCCCGAGCAATCCTTGCAGGAAGCCATTCGTCGCGCCGGCGGTCAGCGGGCTTTGGCGCGGCGGCTCGGGATTGCGCAGCAACGTTTTTTGGACATGACGGCCTACGTGTTGGACGGTTAGAAGGAGCGCGCATGCCGGGGCCGCGCCGATCGTCGGCGAGATCGAGCGCCTGGCGATGATCGCGAGGGGTTGTGAGGGCATGGTCGACGTTTTCATATCATACGCGCGTAGCCACGTCGGGGCGGACCAGTTGATTGATGACCTGATTGAGGATGCGTTTATCAATTCGCCCGCTAACAGCACGAACGCAGTTGAAGACCAGACGATGCTCGCAGACGCTTTTAGAGAAGCCGTAGACGCCTGGGCGAGGCGAATGAGCAAGGGTTACGGGTCTCCAGCGCGCCCGCTTGATCCACGTCAGGTTGTGAGAGCGCATTTCGTCGCAGCCTGGCGCTATCTGCAGGATCTTTCCGACGAGGACTATGATGCTGCAATGGATGATCTCGCCGACGAAATTGCGACGTTAAGGTCGTTATGCGATCCCGACGACCTATTGCTTAACGACGAGCCTGACGCATGAGCGACGTTTGGCTAGCCGGCGTTTGGCTGCTCCTGCTCGCGCTCGCCGGCCTGGTCACATGGGTGCGACACGGGCAGATCCAGGCTGAGCGCGCGGTCATCAACGCGATGGAGAATTTGAACCACGGCCACATGCTCGCGCTGGAGATGCTCACGCATGACGTCGACAAGCTCAAGCAGCGTGTTGAGGCGCTCGAGGGGCGCTAGGAGCCTTGACGGCGCTGCAGCGTCCACTCCTCTGTATTTGAGAGCTTCACCCAATAGCCTGGCGTCCAATCGTACTGACGCCCATTCCATGCCCAATGTGGGCCAATCCACATCCACTCGGGTCTAAAACTGAGAAAGATCTCAGACGCGATGGCAGGTTTTGGCGACGGCTCGGCCGCGTCCAGGAGCAGCCGCCCGACGCGCGCCGCCTCGTCGCGCGCGAGGCCAAAGAGCTTGACCGGCCGATTGAAATACAGCCACGCGCCGTCGCCATCGGGATCGGGCACGACCTGTATCGCGACGTTGTCGGGATCGTTGTCGTTAACCGGCATGGGCTCGAGCCTCTCATTGGGCGGTTGTGTTAGCCTTGTGTGTAGGCCAACACGCAGCCAACTCTACGCGCATGCGCGTAGAGGCTCAACGCTAAAATGGCATGTGTGTTGCACGCTCGAGCCCGCGGAATTGCTGGGGTTTCCACGATTCGCTCTACTCTTCTACATAGATATTTTTATTACATACATACATACAAATAATAGGAAAGGAGAGAGACGTAGAGAGCGCCCGAGCCGCAATCCGACGAATTTCAGTTCGTTTCTATCAAGTTTGAAATTTGCGTAGTTGCGTAGAGCGACGCGAAAAGGAGCGGAGAGTTGAGCAGCGGCGAACACTTCACCAAAGCCGATTGGCGGCCTGGACGCCGGCGCAGACGCATTAAGCGGGTCAAACCTTGGGGCGGCAAGAAGATCGCGCCGGCGGCCTTCCTCGAGGCTGCTAAAGCCACCTGGTTCAAGAAGGGCTATGAAGGCGCGCGGGTCTGCAGCGCCGCCAAACGCAATGGCGAGCCGTGCGGCCGGCTGGCTATGCGAGGGCTCAAAGTCTGCGGCGCGCACGGAGGTTGGAGCGTATGCGCAAGGCGAGGCATCCTGGTGAAGACCGGCAAGAAACAGGCGATCCAGGCTCAGCGGGCCGCGGCGATCGAGGGGCGGTCCGACGCCGCGCCGGCGGCGCTCGCGCGCCTGCCGGTGTATCAGGGGGCCGATCAGCGCATTCGGATGAAGCTCGTCTCGGCATACGGAACAGCGGGTTGGACATCACTTTTGATGAGCCTAATGAAGAAAGAACAAGAAGGTACCGACGTTTGCGTTTGAAAGCAGAGGCCGCGCTTGAACAGTTGTGCGAAGGGGATTCCACGCCCCCGAACGTGCGCGCCGCGGCGGCGCGCACGCTGCTCGAGCTTACCGGCGCGATAGGCGCGCGGAAACGTGAGGAAGATCAATCGCTTGCGGGCAGCGGGCTCGAGCCAGAGGCGCTGACGATCGACGACATCGACCGTGAGATCACCAGGCTCGGCGAGGTATAGCTGCGTTTTTTCTGCGGGCGCATCGAGCTTAAACCATTGATATCGTTTAGCCCCGCCTTGTTCCGGCTGAACAGCGGGCCGGCGGCCGCGGCCGGCTGAGCCGCAATCCGCCCTGGGGGAGGGCCCATTTTGCCCCGATCGCCCCGGCCAGGCCAGCACAGAAAAATTTTGCTCTACGCTAAAACTCCCGCCGCCCTGATAAAAAGCTACAGTGACGTCATCCGGCGCGAAGGAGAACGGCGTGACCATCAAGCATCGGGTCATTCTTATGAAAATCGACCATCCAGAACTCACCCAAGAACAAATCGCCATCAGGCTGCAGACTCCCACGCCCTACGTTTGGCGCATCCTCTAGGACGCTCGCGTCGCTTTGGCAACGACAGGCAAAGCACGGCCATAGGACGTAGTCCCCAGGAGCCCCACAGAAGCCCGCTGCGGCCTTCAGTGTCGCCCGGTAGTCCTACACCGGCCGACGTCTCGCAATTGTCGCCTGCCCGTGCCATAGCTCCGCTGCGCGCGACGCCTCTCGAGAGGATCCATCATGGCTGCGGTTCCTATTCAAATTGACGGCGTGCTTTGGGACCATGCGCTCAAGGCCGGCCGTAAGGTCTCGCTGATCGGTCAGAGTTTCATTTACGGCTTGAGCGTCGGCGGCGGTCCTATCTTCCCTCCCGACACCACGCCCCCCGACAGCGGCTTGCACCCCGAACACCCGATCGTTGAGCCGCCGCCAGATCCGCCGGAAGTGCCGCCCGGCACGCCCCCTGGCAGCGTCGTCAAGGAAGCGCCTGCCGGCGGATGGGGTTACTACACCGACGCCAATAGCGCCCTCTATGCGGCTTATCGGCCGGCGAACGGGCAGAGCGGGCCGAAAGGCTGACCCCAAATTGGGCCGGTTGCGCGTCAAGCCCCGGCTCGATCGTGAAACCCTCATGGCGCAAATCCGCGCCATGCGGGCTCGAGGCTTGACCATGACCGAGATCGCGATCGAACTCGGCTGCGCGACCTCGACCGTGCAGAAGTGGCTGTGGGCGCGGTTGCGTGAGCCGGCGGGCCCCGCTAGAACTGCCGACGCGCGCGATTGAGACGGGTGCCTCATGGCTGAGGGCGCTGCCGACAATCCGCAGTCGATCGTGCGCCCCCAGCGCGTCTATGACTTCGCTGCCCTCTCGAGGCGCGAGCCGAACCGGCAGCAACCCGGCGATCGTTTAGACGCCCAGTTCGACAACCTCATCCAAGCCGTCAACGCGCTCGCCAATAAGCTCGACGCGCTGAAGCAGCCGCAGTCCTTCAACGACCTGCCAGACCAGTTTAAGCGCGACCTGGTGCGTTTCGTCACCGCGCATGTCGACGCCGCCGCGGCAGACGTGACCGCCGCTCTCAATCGAGCCGAAAGCCTCGCGCCGCGCCTCAGCCAAGACTTCGCCGCTGCGGTCGCGCCGGTCTACTCGGACCTCGAGGGGCTCGAGCGGCGAACGACCAAGCTCGTTCAAACAGTCATGGAGCGCGTCGGCCGGCTCGAGATGAAGCTCTTGAACCTGGAAAGCGCCCCCGCGCCTCAACGAGTCGCGCCGCCGACGAACCCCGGCATGCCCATGCTGACGATCGAGTTTGCGCCCGGCATCGGCCCTGCGCCCGACTACGTGACCCAGTACGCGGGGCCGCCAGAGGCCCCGACAGGCAGCGCCCAAATTCAAGGCGACCCGACTTACACAGGCGTGCTTTATCCGCAGGCCGGCGGCTTCTACGGAGCCGGGCAACTCGACGCCGGCGCGAGCCCGGTGGCTGCCGACTACGCTCAGGTGGCGATCGAATGGGCCGAGCATATGCCCGACCAGGTGCCGCCGAACGTGCTGGCGACCACTGGGATTACCGGGCAGCACTATTCGAGCCGCTACTGGGCGACCCAGGCCGCCGGCGTGTTCGGCGGTTATATGGCCTGGTATTACCTGGGGCCGTTCCATACGATCAACGCGCCGACGACAGCCCCCGGCGGCCCGCTGCAAGTCGGCATGATCTATTACGACATCGACAAGCAGCAAATGATGGTTTGGAACGGCACGGCCTGGCAGGGCTTCAGCCGCCCCGAGCCGGCGGTCACCGCGACCCTCTACTATCAGATGACCGAAGGGCAGACGGTTATCGTCCTCACCGCCAACGACTATTTCGGCCAAAGCACAACCCTGCTCGCCGGGCAGGGGCTCAACATCTACATGACCGGGGCCCGCTTGGTCCCTCTGCAGGATTACACGGTCAATGTGGCGGCCTCGACCATCACGCTCACCCAAGGCGCTCCTGGCGGTTCGTTCCTCAACGTCGACACGCTGGTGCTGGCGAGCCAGCTCGCGCCGACTGCGACCAAGATCAAGAAGCTCAAGCCGCTGACGCCGGCCTTCGACGGCGTCACCACGGTGTTCACTCTCGCCTGCGCGGACGGCACCACGATCAACGTCACCGGCGACGAGCAGCTGCTCGTCTCGCTCGACGGCGTCGAGCAGGAGCCGACGATCGCCTTCTCGGCTTTCGGCGCGGGGATCACCTTCATGTACGCGCCGAGCGCGGACAGCTACTTCTTTGGCGTCTGGTTCCTGCCTGGGGGCGCGTAATGTCGACGCAAAACTTCGCCCTCGCGCGCCTGCTCGGCGAGGGCGGCGAGATCAAGGGCAACCTCCTTTGCGACAGCAATCTCACCTCTGGCTGGACCCTGCAGTCGATTCGCGCGCAGTTTCCGACAGGCGCGGTCAGCGCGCTCGGGGCGACCACGCTCGACCGCAACGCCGGCGAGGTGCTGAACGTCTCGCTCAACGGCAACTCGACTTTCAGCGTGATCAATTGGCCGCCGAGCGGCGTTTGGGCCAAGCTTGTGCTGCTCATCACCAACGCCGGCGCGTTCAACGTCACGGCCTGGCCGAGCGGCACCATCTGGCCGGGAGGGACCGCGCCGACGATCACCAGCGGCAGCGGCAAGCGCGACTGCATCATTTTGATGACCGGCAACGCCGGGGCGACCGTCTGGGGTTCGATCGCCGGCCAGGACTACCGCTGATGTACTTCTTCGCCGACAGCTTCGACCTCTACAACGCCATAGGCGACGCTTACGCCGGCTACTGGGATCAGCCTTCAGCCACCAACTTCCAGATCTCTACGACCGGGCGTTTCGGCGGCCGATCGATTTATTCAAGCTGGCAGGGAAGCGCGATCAACGTCCTCAACAAGGCGTCTGGCAATAATGACGGCGTGCATCACCTCCTGTTCGCCTTCATGCAGAGCGCCGCGCTTTCCGGCACCACGCAGGGTTTTGTCTTCCAGTTCATCGACGGCGCGGCCACGCAATGCAGCATCGTCATGCGTTCGGACGGCGCGATGCAGCTGTACAGCGGCGCGCAGAACGGCACGCTTCTCGACACGTTCACGGGCGTGATCCCGATCATCAACCAATGGGTGGCGATCGAAGTCGAGGTTGTCATTTCGAACACGGCCGGCGGCTGGCGCATCAGGATCGGCGGCAGCGCAACCGATTCGCACGTCTTGACCGGCGTGAACACCAGGGCGGGCTCGACGAACAACTACGCCAACAAGCTCGGGCTCGGGCTCGGGGGCGGCGTCAACTACCAGTACATGGATGACTTCATTTGGCGTTCGGACCCGGCGAGCGTGCCTTTCCTTGGTGACATTCGCTCCTACATCCGCTCGCCGAATAGCGACCAGCAAGCGCAGTTTTCCCGCAGCGTGAACTTCGCGCCGGTCAATACCTACACGCCGTTTGGCAACCATCAAAACAATCCTGCCGGCCAGGCTGGCTACATTCAATTCGTGTCGGGCAACACCGGGATCATTTCGACGATTTCCTTGCTTAACAACACCGCGACCGGCGGGACTGGCCACTGCAAGTGCGCGATCTTCGCCGACAACGGCAGCAATCAGCCCGGCCTTGTTCTCGGCACGTCGAACGAGATCACCAATCCTGGCGGCGGCAATATCGTCTTCACCTTCACGCCGGGCGTGCCTGTGACACAGAACGGCAAGTACTGGCTCGCCATGAACCAAGACGCGACGATGAACGTCGAGACGGTGGGCTATGGCACCAATTTCTATTTGAACACGCCTTACGCTTCATGGCCGGTTTCGAACCCGAACGTGACCACGGGCGGCAACATGCTTTGCTTTCAGTACACGATCTCGGCGAACGCCAACTGGCAGGCGGTCTGCGAAATCCCCGAAGACGGCGCGACCAGCTATGTCCTGGATAACGTGGTGGGGCATGCAGACTTCTATGGCGTGACGTCGATCCCGGTGACACCTGCAGCGGTGATTGCAGTAGTGACGCGAGGCTTCCTGCAGAAGAGCGACGCCGGCTCGCGCTATGGCGCAGTGCAGATGAAAAGCGGCGGCGTGACGGTTTCGAGCGGCTCGCAATTCATTCCGACTATTTGGTGGTGGCTATGGCGTAATGACCTGGTCGATCCGGCGACTGGGGCGGCGTGGACGCCGATCGGAGTGAACAATGCGCAGCTGGGCCCAACCGTGACGGCGTGACCTCTCATGTACATGTTTGGCGACAGCTTCGACTTTTACGCGACGACGGCCGACATGGTCGCCGGCTATTGGGACAGCGGCGCTACGACTAACTGGAGCCTGGTCGCGGGCCGATATGCCGGCGGCAGAGCAATCAGCAGTGGCGGCTATACGACGACGCTCGCCATCAACAAGACTTCAGGGTCGAACGACGCCGTCCATCATTTCGTTCTCGCCTTTCAGCAAACGGCGGTGCTTTCGGGATCGACGCTCGGCGTGCATATCACTTTGCTCGACGGCGCGACGGCGCAATGCTCGATTGTCTTTCGCTCGGACGGCGCAATCTTGCTGACCAACGGCGCGCAGAATGGGACCGTGCTGGCGACCTACGCCAACGCGACGATCTTTCAATCTCAGTGGTTCGCTTACGAGTTCGAGGTTGTCATCTCGAACACTGCCGGCTCGTTCGCGGTTCGCAGGGCTAACACCACGTCGAACGACTTTTTTCTCGGCGGCCTGAACACGAGAAATTCCGCCAACAATTACGCCAATAAAATCTTGATCTCTTCGAACTCGGCGGGAATCAATTCCCAGCTTTTCGACGATTTTCTCTGGCGCAGCGATCCTGCCAGCGTGCCCTGGGTGGGCGACGTGCGGTCCTACATCAGATCTCCCGCGACCGACGCCAGCATCCAGTTTTCGCGCATGCCATCCGGCAGCTACACTCAGCTTCTCGGTCCGACAGCGGCGACGTCGGGCGGCGGCTATTCGATCTACGGTAACTACGTACCGCAGGTCGAGGGCAACCTGACTAGCATTCAGTTCTCGATGAACACGAACTACACTGGCAACGTTAAAGTCGCCTTGATGGATACCAACGCCGCCGGCAATCCTGGCAACGTGCTGGCGAGCGGCAGCATCGTCACCAATCCGACTGCGGGCCTCAACGTCTGGAACACCTCGACCTTCACGCCGATCGCGGTCAAGCGCGGCGTTCAGTACTTCATTGCGACTATGCCTGACGGCAGCGCCACGTTTAATTGTCAGAGCGGCAACGGCAAGTATACGAACTCGACGACGCAGCCGTCTTACGCCGCCTTCCCAGTCGCCAATCCGCCGATCTACGGGAACTCGAATGGCATCACCATTCAGGCCGTGATCACGCCGACGACGAACTGTTCGTGCGTCAACGAGACGCCGCAGGACGGTCCGACGACGTACACTTACGACAGTACGGTGGGCCATGTGGATTTTTATGGTTTCACGCCTCTCACGCCTGCACCGCCAGGAAGCCCGACTTGTTTGATCACGCGAGGCTTGATTCAGAAATCCGACGCGGGCTCGAGAAGCGGGGGCATGCAATTGAAGTCGGGCGGCGCGACAGTGCAGGCGACGGGCTTAATTCAAACTGGCTGGACATGGTTCTCGCGTTTAGACGCGACTGATCCGGCGACCGGCTCGACTTGGACCCAGGCGGCGATCGACGCCGCCCAGATCGGGCCAATCGTGACCTTATGACGACAACCTGGAACCCGAGCGACCTTCTCGCCGGCACGCTTTCCAACGGCAATTTGACCGTGACCGCCACGGGCGCTGTCGGCGGCGTGCGCAGCGTCGACGTCCTTTATTCTGGCAAGTACTATTGGGAGTACACAGTCACTAACGCTATCTCGCAGGTGGCGTTCGGCGTCTTCGCCGGCAATACGACGCTGACTGGAGCGCCGGTTCCTCCAAACCCGCTGACCGCGGCTATCAACGCCTCGACCGGCAACCTTTACATCAACTTCGTGCAGCCGAGCGGCTCGCCGACGCTCGGTACAATTTCGAACGCCAATATCGTCGGCATTGCGGTCGACGTCACCAACGGTCTTGCCTGGTTCCGTATCTGCCCTTCCGGCAATTGGAACGGCAACGCAGCCAACAACCCGGCGACCGGCGCGGGGGGCCTTTTCATTCCTTGGGCTGGCAAGGGCTACGGCGTCTATGCGATGGACGCCTGGACCGGCGCGGCCGGCGCGCTTACGGCGAACTTTGGCGGTTCGGCCTTTTCGGGCGCGCTGCCTTCAGGCTTCACCAGCGGCTTCCCGTCAGGCACCACGGTCATCACGTCGGAAATTCTGACCGACGCCGCTGCGGAGCAATGGAGCAAGATGGTTCCGCCGCAACTGCAGCTGACGGCGGCCGGCTCCGAGCAATGGAGCCAGATGATCCCGCCGCAGCTGCAGGCGACGCAAGTCGATCTCGAGCAATGGGCGACCGCGATCGAGCCGCCTATGTGGATGACTTCAATGGCGCTCGAAAACTGGGTTACGACGAACGTCACCAACCCGAGTGTCGTTGCAACGATGGTGGTGCTCGAAATGTGGGCTCCAGCCGGCGTCGTCGTTGTCACGCCGCCTTCTTTGCCTGGTGGTGCGATCCTTTTGACCGGCCTCTAGCTTCCCTGTAGTCTCGCGGTCGCGCGAAGAGACCGGGGGGCTATATAGCCCCGAGAGACCGGGGGCCATATGCCCACTCCGAATCGCGTTCAGCCGAGCCGATCGAACGTCACCGGGCAGCGCGCCGTCACTGGCCGACTGCCTGGCGAGCTTTACACCAATTGGGCCGATCGCCAGATCGGCGTCGTTTCGCCCACAGCTGCCGCGATGGACCTCGTCGCGGCGCGCTACTTTTCCACCACTGCCAATTACGCGATCGGCGACCATGTTGTGCAGGGCGGCCTCATGTACCGCGCCATCGCCGCGGTGACCGCGGGGGCGTTCAACCCGGCGCAGTGGACCCAGCTCGCGACCGCGGCCGACATCACCGCGGTAGTTTCGGGCAATTTCCTTCCGATCACCGGCGGCCAATTGACTGGCGCGCTTGGCGTCGCCACCACGATCCCGGCCGGCGCGGAGGGCGACAGCGTGTTCGCCGGCATCACAACGACCGGCAATCTCGCTTTCAACGCTTATGTCGCCGGCGGCGTTTGGCGCGCGAAGGTCACCGGCGCGTCGGCGATCATCGCTGAGGATATCAGCGGTGCGAACCTTAATTTTTATTCCAATGCCAGCGCGGCGGCGAACGCGCCGACGACGAACAACTGGGTCGCCAGCATGTCGAGCGCCGGCCGGCTGACCTCAGCCGGCGACGTCTGGGCGAACGGCAACCTGGTGGCGCGCGGAAACACCTATCTCTCGTACAACAACGCCAGCGACTATGTCGCCGAAGCCTCGACGACCGATCGCATCTTTCAGTGGGCGAACAACTGGTACGACTATTGGCACAATGCGGACGGCTCGCGGCATTGGGTCTATGGCGCAGTCGGCGACCTGATGAACCTCGACGGCAGCGGTAATTTCTGGGCTCGAGGCCAGGTTTACGCTAACGGCAATCTGATCTCCAACGGCTCGATCTGGTGTACTTACGACATCTCCACCGGCAGCGGGCGCACGCTGACCGCGGGCTATGTGCATTCGACCGGCACCGTTCAGGCCGACTTGGACGTCAACGCCAGTCGCAACCTCAACGTCAGCGGCACCGCGACGGTGGGCAATTTCTCGTCCAACCTCGACGTCTCGGCGGCGCGCAATCTCGGCGTCTCGGGCAGTGCCTGGATCACCGGCAACCTCACGGTCAGCGGCACCTTCTCAGTCGGCACCTTCTCAATCGCCAATCTCGCGGTCACCAATTACATTACTTTTCCGAATTACTACGGTCACGCGCTTGCCTGGGGTTGGACTTACGGCGGCAGCGCCGCTTCGATAAACGGAATGCGTCTGAAGATAGACGGCAGCGACCAGGGTTGGGACACGTATTCGGACAACATTCTTTGGTGGAGCAATAACAGCTACGGCACCTGCGCCGGCCGATCGACGATGGGCGTCTTCGCTTGGAACGTCTATGGCGCGCTGTCGATGGAAGAGGCGACCGCGAAGGCCGACGCGGCGCAGGCCGACATTGAGTACATCAAGACGTTGCGTGCGCAGGTTGAAATGCTGACCGAGCGCGTGCGCCTGCTCGAGGAGAGACTGGCATGAGCCAATCATGGGGATGGATGCAGCAACTGGCTGCGGACGTCGATGTCGACGAATCGGTGATGGTGGCGACGCCGGGGCTCGAGGGAGCGACGGTCGATCCGACGACGGCCCAGGTCGCCTACGAAGGGCGGGTGGTGCCGGCAGGGCAGATGACGGTCGAGTTCGCCGCGGACGGGACGTCGGCGAGCGTCACCAACAAGTCTCAGGTTGGGTGGGAGCAGGGCGACAGCCTGTACCTGTATGTCGAGGCGCAAACCGCGACCGCCGGCGACGTGCAGGCGCTCGTCGACCAGGTGAACAAGAACACTCAGGACATCGCCGACCTGCAGGCTGCGCCGCCCTCTGGCGGGGGCGTAGGCGAGGCCCCGCAAGATGGGGATCTCTACGCCAGGTCCAATTCACAGTGGCTTCCCGTGCGGCCGCCTCTGCCCGATCAGACGAACACCTATGGTCTCACCGCGGCTGGCGCGCGAAGCACGAAGGTTGTCGACCTGCAATGGTCGCAAGCGATTCCGACGAGCGGGGGCACCGTCGTCGGCCCGCTCACCGTCAACGGCAGCATGACGGTCGACGGCGACTTCACCATGACGGGGCCCTGGTTGGTGCTGTCTGAGACGAACACGCCGGCGGCGATCTTCTTGAGCGGCGGGGCCGGCAACTACGCCGCGGTCATCGGCCAGACTGCCGGCGTCGATCGCTGGCGCGTGTACATGGGCGATTATCATCCCGAGCAGGGCAATAACACCGGCTCGGACTTTCGCCTGATGGGTTTTGACGACGGCGGCGCGTCGCTGGGCGAGTGGCTGCATATCGAGCGCGCAACCGGCCGATCGCATTTCGCCACCGACGTCGCGATCGGCGGCGACCTGCAGGTGCAGACTATCAACGGCAATCCGGCTGTCGCGGTATTCGAGCGGCTCGCGAACCTCGAGAAGGAAGTGCAGGAGCTGCGCAACAAAAGGAAGTGAATGCGGTTCGTCTTGGTCTTCGCAGTCGCACTCGCGCTTGACGGCTGCAGCGGATCGTTCTCGATTCCGCCGCAGCCGGTCGCGCAGCCGATTGTCCCGCCGGGTGACAAGATCGAGATTTTTCCCGGCGGCAAAGAGGTTATCGAGCCCGCGACGCCGGATCTCGCTGGTTGGTGTTTTCCGCGGGCTCGCTACTTCCCCGGCACGGTCGCCAAGCCTTGTGCAGACGTCGCCGAGCAGACGCGCTAGACTCGCTTGACCAGGAGAACGGAAATGGCCAATACCCCTCATTCGACGGCCCCGCCCCCGCAGTCGGCCGTTGCGCCGACAGAACCCGACATCAGCAAGGTGCCGGAAGGGTTCAAGCTCGCGCCCATCGGCTCGAGGGACTACGTCGCCGGTCAGCCGGTTGACGAGAAAGAGCTTGAGAAGACCCAGGCCGAAGCCAAGGCGCGCAAAGAAGCGGGGCACGCTCAGACGAAGTGAGGCTGAAATGGATTCGAACGCCGCTACGCCTGCCGGCATAACTTGGGACCAGACGTTTGCGTCGCAGCATACCGGCGCTCGAGGGACGCTGCGGGGTATGCGCAATCGGACTTGGAATCAGATCCAGCCGGCTAATTCCGCAGCGCCGGTGATCAGCGGCACCGGCACTGTCGGTCAGACTTTGACGGTGACCAACAATGGCACTTGGAACCCCGCGCCGACGCTCGGCTATATGTACCGTTGGATGCGCGGCGCGAACTCGATCGCCAATGGCTACGCCAGCACCTACACGCTGGTGGCGGCCGATTCAGGGCAATCGATCAGCTGCATGGTGGTCGCGCACAGCGCGCACGGCGTCTCGACGCCGAAGCAGTCGAACGCGATCAGCTGCGCTTGAAGCAGGGAGAGAAAGTGAGACAAAATGGCTGACAGACGCACTGACCCTTCGAAGCCCGGCCAATCGAGCGCCAACGACTGCCATTACGATCCGCACGGGAATTTCGGCGCGATCGGCAGCGGCAACCACGCTGGCAATGGCCGCGAGGACTCGGGCTCGTTCAAAAGCATGAGCCGCGGCGGCTCGAGCGAGTGGGGCGACGACTACGTCAAGAAGTACAAGCCTGGCGGCCGCAGCGCCGGCTCGAGCGACGTGCCTCGAGGCTCCGAGCTTAACGACGACGGCGACGGTTACGCCAGCGATAGCGACGATAAATATTGAACGAGGCCGATCGTCGGTTTTTGCTGCTCGAGCGTAAGCGCGCCATTCTTAGGGCGCGCGAGGGGATGATTCCGTTCGCGCGCTACATGAACCCCTCGCCCGAGAACCGCGCCGACGCGCGGCGTTCGGCCTATGAAGAGGCCAAGCACCACAGAGTGATCGGCGCGGCGCTCGAGGAGGTCGAGGCCGGCAGGATCCGCCGTTTGATCATCAGCTGTCCTCCCCGGCACGGCAAGACCCGGCTGGCTTCGATGCTGTTTCCGGCCTGGGTGGCGGGACGCAACCCGCTCAAGAGCGTCGTCGTCGCCACTTATAACGACAAGTACGCGATCGACATCGGCGGCAACGTCAAAACGCTGATGCAGTCGCCGCTCTATAAGCACATCTTTCCGGCGACCCAGCTGCGCTATGGCGGCGCGGCGTCGGACGTGCTGAGGATCAAAGGCGGGGGCGATCTCTTTTTTGTCGGCGTCGGGGGCACCTTGACGGGCCGCGGCGGCGATATCTCGTTGTTCGATGACCCAATTAAGAACCGGCAAGAGGCCGATTCGATCGTGGTCCGCGATCGATTGTGGAATTGGTACTCGTCTGTTTTCAGAACCAGGCAGATGACCAAGGACGCTGCGATCGTCATCATCGCTACCAGGTGGAACGAGGATGACTTGATCGGCCGGCATCTGGATCCGGCAAACCCCTACTTCCAGCAAGAGGAAGCAGATGCGTGGCGTATTATCAATTTGCCCGCACTCGCCGAAGAGGACGATCCGCTGGGAAGAGGTGTGGATGAGCCCCTCTGGCCCGCGCGTTTCGACAAAGATTTCTTGCTTGAAATGCGGCGCTCAGACCCGCGTGGATTTACGGCCTTGTACCAAGGCAGACCGACGCCGGCGGAAGGGGCTTTTTTCAGAAGCGATTTCATAAGAACGTACAACAAGATGTCCGACCTGCCGGCGCTCGAGGGCTTGCGTTTTTACGGCGCGTCGGATTTCGCGGTCGCCACCAAGCAGGAGAACGACAAAAGCTGCCACATGGTTGTCGGCGTCGACGAGAACGAGAACCTTTGGATCATGCCTGACCTCTCTTGGGTCCGCATGACCTCTGACATGAGCGTCAGCGTCATCATCAGCCTGATGGCGAAATATCGGCCTGCGCTCTGGTTCAGCGAGAAGGGCGTGATCGAAAAGAGCGTCGGGCCATTTTTGCGCAAGCGGATGCTGGAAAAGCGCATCTATTGCGTGATCGACACGATTACGCCGATCGCCGACAAGCGGGCTCGAGCCACCAGCATCAACGCGCGCATGAGCATGGGGCGCGTTTACTTTCCGCGTTTCGCGCGTTGGTTTGAGGATGCCAGAGATCAGTTGTTAAAATTCCCGCACGGCGGCTTTGATGATTTCGTCGACACGCTCTCCCTGATCGGGCTAGGACTAATGCGGCAGATTCCGGCTAAGGGCCGGATTAAGACGATCGAGCCGGGGCCTCGACCTCTCACGCTCGGTTGGATCAAAGAAGGCACTAAGCGCGCCGAGCGCGAACGGCAGCGCCAGGACAGCGGATGGCTGTAGATGGCGACCAACGTTCCCGGCGCTCAACCTCCCGGTAATCCGGCGTCGGATCTATTCGGCTCGGCCCCAGGCGTGCCGGCGCAAGCGATCTTAGGGACCGCTAGTCAGCAAGCGAAGATGATCGAGCGCGATCGGCCGCAGCCGCCGCTGCAGCGGAAAGCTTTCGTCACTGCTTGGGCCGACGCCGTCAAGCACGCCAAGCGCCACTGGAAACCGGCCTTTCAGCGCATGCGCGAAGACCAGGATTTTTGTCTCGGTAAGCAGTGGTCGCGCAATCCAAAGGATAGCAGGTACGTCGCCAACATAACTCTGCGCGAGGTCTCGCAGCGGGTGGCGTTCTTGTACGCGCGCAATCCGAAAGCCGTCGCGAAAAGGCGTGAAATGATTTTGAACACGCTTTGGGACGGCACCGAGACCCAGCTGCAGTCGTTGATGCAAGCGGCTTCGACAGCGATGCAGGGCTTTGCCGGGATGATGGGTGGGGGCGCTCCTGGGATGCCGCCTCAGCCCCCTGGCGGCGCACCGCAGCAACCTGGAGCGCCGCCCGGCATGCCGCCGACGCCTACTCCCGCCGGCGGCATGCCACAATTTGACCAACTGAACGCGATGCTTGGACCGGCTGCGCCGGCGGCGCAGATGGCGCTCGAGCAGGGCATGGCTGTCGCCCAGGACGCCGCGAAGGTCAAACAGCAAGAGCAGCTGCTCGACAAGATCGCGAAGACGCTCGAGCTTCTCTACGCCTACCAGGTGAGCCAACAACTCCATCCCTTCAAGCAGCTGATGAAGATGACGGTGCGTCGCGCGCTCACTGTCGGCGTTGCTTACGTCAAGCTCGGTTTCGAGCGGGTGATGGAAAAGCGGCCAGACGTGGTCGCGAAACTCTCGGACATCTCCGAGCGGCTCGGTACGCTCGAGCGTTTGGCTGCGGACTTGGCTGACGGCGAGACCGACAACAATGGGCCAGAGGCCGAGCAGCTGCGCTTGATGATTGCGGACCTGCAGGGGCAGCAAGACTTCATCGCGCGCGAGGGGCTGACCTACGATTATCCTTCGAGCTTCTCGATCATCCCTGACACGAAGTGCATTCACTTAAGAGGGTTTTTGGGCTCCGACTGGGTGGCTGAGGAATACATCCTTAGCGTCAACGAGGTGAAAGAGATTTACGGCGTCGACATTGGCAAGAGCTACACAAGTTACCGCCGGCCTGACGGCGGCAGCGACGTCTCCATGCGCGCCGGCGACTTGATGATGCTGAAGCCAGACATGGAGGGAAAGGGCACCGGCGACGATAAGCAATGCGCGTGCGTCTGGGAAATCTATAACAGAAAAGACGGTTTGGTTTATACCGTTTGCGACGGCTATCCTGATTTCTTGGTTGAGCCAGCAAGTCCAGAGACGCCGCTTGAAAGGTTCTGGCCCTGGTTCACTCTTACGTTTAACGAGATCGACCACGAGGATGACGTCTTTCCGCCGTCAGATGTCAGACTAATGAGAGATATGCAATTGGATTACAATCGCGCTCGACAGGGCATGCGCGAGCATCGTAAGGCCGCTCGGCCCAAGACCGCGGTTTCAGCCGGCGCGCTCGATGAAGAAGACCTGGCGAAATTGGAGGCGCACCCAGATAACGCAATATTGGAGTTGAATGGGCTACAGCCTGGTCAGAAGGTGCAAGATTTGTTGCAGCCATACACTGGCCCAGAAATCAATCCGCAGCTGTATGACGTTACGCCTTACTTTGATGATACGCTAAGAACAGTTGGGTTCCAAGAAGCGAACATGGGGCCAACAAATAGTGACACGGCTACACAGTCGCAGATTGCGGAAGCCTCGAGAACGACCACGCAAGACAGCAATGTTGACGACCTCGACGACCTGCTTACCCATCTCGCTAAGTACGGCGGTCAGCTATTGCTGTCCAACGTGAGTGAGGAGACGGTCAAGCGCATCGTCGGCCCTGGCGCGGTCTGGCCGGATCTGACCCGGCAGCAAATTAGCGAAGAGGTTTGGCTCGAGATCGAGGCCGGCTCGGCCGGCCGGCCGAACCAGGCGGCCGAGATCGCCAACGCGCAACGGATCTATCCGTTGATCATGCAGATACCGGGGATTGATCCCGAATTTTTGGCTCGAGATCTTTTGACGCGGCTCGACGACAAGCTCGACTTGAGCCAGGCGTTCAAACCCATGTACCCGTCGATCGTCGCCATGAATACGCAGATGCGCAGCGCAGGAGCCCCAGGAATGGCCGCGCCGCCGCCGGGCGGTCAAGGCATGGCCCCGCACTTGCAGGGGCCTGCAGGGGCCGATAACGCGCCGCAGAACCCGCGGCCGGGCGGCAGCTTCCCGCCGCCGGTGCCCGATCGCGGGTCAGGTCCGCCGACGCCGGCTCCCGGTCTCCATCGGCTCACTGGCCCCACTCACTAGGTAAAAGAGAAAACTGTGGGAGCCTAGGGCTTGACGCCCACAGTTTTTTGTGCTCGCGGGCGGTGTTGCGTTGTTGCCCACATTAGGGCTACAACGAAACACCTCGAGGACGCACATTGTCTGACAGCCCGTCCACTGTCGAAGCCGAATCCCCCTCGACGTCCGCGCCGGCGAGCGGAGAGGGGCCTGCTTCAGCTGACGTCGTCTCGACGCCAGTTGAGAGCGGGGCAGACGTAAGCGGGGATTCGTCACCCGCATCCGGCGCGGCAGACACCCGAGCGGCGCTGCTCGAGGCTGTTCGCAAGGCGGCACCCAGACGTGAGCAGCCGTCTCGCGACGACTCGGCAGGGCAACCCGGCAACGGAGCGTCGCCGGCTCCTGGCGCGCAAAAGGGAGACGATGTCGGACCGCTCACTCGCGACGAGTGGGATCTATATCCTGCGAAGACGAAAAAGCGCATCAGCCAGCTACGAGACGAGGTCTTTGGTCTCAAACGCGAGATTGAACCTCTAAGGGCGCAAGCGGCAACGACGGCGCAGCTGCAACAATTCCTCAAGACGGCTGACATAGCCAAAGAGGATTTTGGGCTTGTGCTTGATCTCGCCGCCGCTATTCGACGCGGGGATTTTCGCACCTTCCTAGAAGGCGTGATGCCCTACGTGAATCTGGCTCAAGAGTCTTTGGGCATCACGCTTCCATCCGATCTCGCTACGGCGGTTCGGCAAGGGCACATGAGCCCAGACGCTGCGAAATACGTCGCCCAGGAGCGCACGGCCAGGCAACTCGCCGAAGCCCGCGCCACCAGGATGACCCAGGATATCACCAGTCATAACGCTAGCCAGGCGCAGGCTCAGTTCACACAGAGCGTTCACCAGGCTGTCCTCGATTGGGAAAACACGGTTCGACGATCGGATCCCGACTACGCGCGCAAAGAAGCCGTTGTGAGGGATCTGCTGCACGCTGTGGTTCAGGAGAGAGGTCCGCCGCGGTCGCCTCAAGACGCTGTCGAAGTCGCGAAAGCGGCTTACGAGCGCGCGAATACGATCGTCTCACGCTTCAATCCTAATCCACGTCCGACGCAACGCATCCCGAGCAGCATCAACCGCAATGCGGGAGCTGCGCCGGTGCCGGTAACAATCAAGGACGCCGTCCATCAAGCACTAGCGCGCTCCCGCTAAACAATCGCGCTCGGGAGCGCAGGTACAATGGCATTCACCGCGGGTGAAATTGCCAACGCCGCTAATGCGTCGTTGGATGTATTCTGGAATAGACCTGAAGAGTTCTTTCAGACCCTACAAGACAAGCCGTTATTGAAATGGGCCGAGCAGGATAACAAGAAGTTTCCTGGCGGCAAGGGCAACATTTCTGTCGCATTGCACGGCGTTTTTGGTGACGGCAGCGGCAACGATGTTGTGAAAGGCTATACGCATAACGATACTGTCAACTTTTTCACTCCAGCTAATATCGTGCGCGCTAATTATCCCTGGCGTGAGCATCATATTGGTTTGACCTTGACCCATACCGAATTGAAAATCGACGGCATTTCTGTCGTCGACACGGATGGGCGGGAGACTGTCGAGCATACCGACAGAGAAGAGACGGTCCTAGTCAACCTCTTCCAAGACAAATTGTTTGAATTGGGAGAACAATACGCTAGGGGAATGAACGGTCTTCTGTGGGGTGACGGCACCGCTGATGCGAAAGCATTAGCTGGCATGCAGTATTTGATCTCTGCAGACCCGAGCGTTGGCACGATCGGCGGTCTCGACCAGTCGCTGGCCGCGAACGGTTGGTGGCGCAACCGTGCCCGCACAACGGCGTTCGGCATCAAGGTGGGCGGCACGCCGGCGCTCGCGGCCTGGGGCGGCGACAGCATTACTTCGTCGCCGACCAATGGCGGCGCGCTCTTGACCATGCTGCAGACCGAATATCGCCAGCTGATCCGCTATGGCGGCAAGCCAACGATGGCGCTTTGCGGCTCGGACTTCATCGGCGCGATGGAAGTCGAGGTGAGGGCGAACGGCAATTACAGCATGACTGGGTTTAGCCCGGCCCGCGACATCAGCATGGGCGAGCTGAATTATATGGGAACCGCGTTCAAATACGATCCGACACTTGACGGCTTAGGGCTCAACAAGCGGTGTTATTGGTTCGATCCGCGCAAGATCTTTCTTGTGCAGATGGTCGACGAGTGGCGGAAAGATCACACGCCGAGCCGGCCGGCGAATCAGTTTGTCCTCTACAAGTCGATCACCTCGACTGGGCAGATGGTCGCCACCCAGAGGAACTCGTCACTGGTGATTGAAATTAAGTGACCTTTGTGTTGGCGTGTTGTCCGTAGCACGACCAACATAAAAGGGCCGGGGGCGATTGCTATTCGCGCGCAGCCGCCCCCGGTCTCCCTCAAGGAGGCGAGATGGACTACGTGACGGCCTTTATCAACCTGGGCGGCGACACTCTCAATGTCATGTATCGCGGCCCTGATCGGCCGGTTAGCTGGCCAGAGGTCACCGTGCTGCAGTTCCTGCACGGCGAGGACAGCGTCTACAATTGCGCGTTCGTGGGAAGCGAGCCGACGACGCCGCAGCGTGAGAAGAACCGGCTGATCGGTATCTATGGCGCTGAGCCGGTCAACAATCTTTACCCAGGTGCCAGACCCTTAATGGAGATGGATTTTCCTGGCGATCGAGCGCCGGCGGGGCAGCAACGGCCGGTCAAGGTGATGGCCCCGACGCGCGATACACGCGACCGCGAAGAGGCCGATCGGCTCGAGAACGAGGAATCGGTCGACATCCCGCCGCTGCCCAAGACGCAGAGGAGGTGAGCCATGCCGCTCGGCGTGCAGCTGTCCGAGCTTCGCTACGAGCTAAGGGCCGAGATCTATTCGTCGCTCCTGCCGGCTCACGGGCTGAGCGCGGTCGACATGCAGAACGTGATCCTGGCGCGAGCGCAGCGCGAGCTTTGGACCCAATACGAGTGGCCGCATCTCACCTATCGCGTGGATTTCACTCAGCCGGGTGGCGCTCAATTCATTAGCTATGACGCGACCATGCCTTTCGAGAACGTGCGGTCGCTTTGGTACAACTATCAGCCGAACAACCTGCAGCCGTGGATCAAGCTTCGATACGGCTTCGAAGATTGGATCAATGAGCTTTTAAACAGCTACCCGCCGAAGCGGTGGCGCAATGTCGCCAGCGTCGACGCCTCGACCGGGCTGACCAATCTGAGTGGCCAGGCGCAACTGTGGCCGATCCCGAGCATGGATGCGCAGATGCGCTGGCAGGGCAACGCGCCGCTCAATCCGCTTAAGGTCGACACGGACCCTTGCGTGATCGATTCGACCGCGATCGTGCTGACGGCCGCGGCTGAGTTGCTCGGGGCGCAAAAGAACGAGGCGGCCGCTCTCAAGGGCAATAAGGCGCAAGCCTATCTCAGAAGGCTCATCGGCCGTTCGGGCGCGAACAAGAGGGACATCTACGCGCTCGGCCAAGGGGCGGCGAACCAACCGACATATTCCGAGAGGGCGACGCCTTATATCGATTACATACCAGGACCGTGAGCCATGAGCGTCATTGGGATCTTACTCGGCGTCATCAATTGCGTCATTCTTGCCGCAGTCCTCGTTCTGATCGGAGCGGTCATCGTCTGGGTGGCGCAGATTTTCGAGTGGCCTATTCCGTGGAATATCCAAAGAATTTTTTTGCTGATCGTCCTCCTGGTGTTCATCGTTTGTGTCATTAGCCTATTGGCCGGCGAGCCAATGGTGCATTTCGTGCCTATGCGTTAGGTCATGCCGGCTTACGCGATCGAAGACTTCAAAGAAGGCATGGATCTGCGCAAGACCTATGTCACTGCGCCGGCCGGGTCTCTGCGCACGCTGCGAAATTGCTTCATCACCGCGGGAGCCGAGATCGAGAAGCGGACCGCTTTCATCCCTTGGGCGACGCCCGACAAGCTCGCTGGCACGATGGGCTGCCTGTCGCGAAACGGCGAGTTCTTTGTCGTCAAGAACGGCCCTTCAGGCATCACCGATTGGACGTTCAGCCCCAACGCGCCAGGCTATATCTCGCTGCCTTTTCCGAGCGGCGTGACCATCGATCGCGTTGCCGACTGGGATCTGTTTAACGGTTTGTTTTATATCGTCCTGCACGGGACCAACGGCCTTTACTATCATTATTACGACCAGGTGCAGGTCACCGACGCGACGCCGGGTTTCAATCCTGACCTGCAGAACGTCAGTTCGATCCGCGTCTATGGGCTCAAGGTCTATGGCGTCAACGGACGTTGGCTGCGCTTCAGCGGGTCGAACAAGCCGAAGCAATGGAACCCGCCCGATTCGAGCGTCGCGGACGGCTCGGGCTACCTCGATCTGTCGGCGCAGGATTCCGATTCGACCAACCTCGTCGGGCTCGAGGTCTACTACAATCAGCTGGCGATTTTCTCCAACCTCAGCACGCAACTCTGGACCGTCGTCTCCGACAATAGCCAGAATGTCTTTCGCCAGCTGCTCCGCGGCACCGGCTTAATCGCCAACAACGGCCTTACTCAGTTCGGCAACGGCGACATCCTGTTTCTGTCCTCGCACGGCATCCGCTCGCTTCGCGTGCAGAATGTCTCGCTAACCGCCGGCCTCACCGACGTCGGCTCGCCGCTCGACGAAGAGTTTCGCCGGCTGACGATCGCCAACGGCCAGAACTGGTTCGCCAACGCCAGGTGCCTTATTCAGCCGCGCAGCGGGCGTTTGCTGGTCTGCCTGCCCGATCGCATCTATTGCCTCACCACGTTCCAGCAACCGGCGGTCACGGCCTGGAGCATGTTCGACGGCCTCAACTTCGCTGACGTCTGCATCGCGGATCCGTGGGTGGTGCTGCGCTCGACCGACGACAACATGTACATTTATGGCAACGACGTCACCTCGTACTATGACAGCACTGAGGCTGAGGTGATCACGCCGGCTTTGTCCTGCGGCAGCCCATCGACCAACAAATTGTTTCACGGTTTCGACGTCGGCGCGCAGGGCACCTGGACCCTTAGCGTCGGCTGCGACCCGAACAACCAGGCGACTGAGGAGACCGTCGCGACGTTCACCGGCGCGACCTACGTCAATCCGCAGATGACGATGCCGGAATCGTCGACCCACATTTCGCTGCGCTTCCGATCGACTGACGCCAGCCAGGCGCGCATTGGGCACGTCATGCTGATGTACGACGAGGGGCTGCGCGATTGATCGGCAACCTCACTCAGCCCGGCTTGCTCTACGTGATGCATCACTTGCGCCGGCTCGATCGGCTCGAGGTCGAGGCGACGATCGGCGGCGATGGGCTCGAGCTAGCGTGCGTGATGCTGTGGGCCGCGCCGGGGCCGAAATGGGAAGCGCGCACCCAGGAAGGGACGCCGGCCGTCGTCGGCGGCTTCACCACGGTTTGGCCCGGCCTGGCGTCGGGTTGGCTGCTTGGCACCGACGAATGGCCCGACGTCGGCCGGGAGGTGACGCGCTTCGTCAAACGGTTTATTTTGCCGGCGCTCGACGAGGCCGGCTTTCATCGCATCGAATGCCGGCCTCTCGCCGGCAATGACCTCGTATCTCGCTGGCTCAAGCTCTGCGATTTTCGCGAGGAGGCCGTCACCGCCCAATTCGGCCGCGGGCGAGAGGACTTTGTCCTCTGGGCGCGGATCAAGGGCAATGACCAAGCCTGGATACATTGACGGTTATCAGTTGCGCTTCCGCATGGGCCGCGCCGAAGACGCGCGGCCGCTTCTCGAAAAGTATGGGCAGGATTTCTTCCGCGAAGTCGGGCTCGACAGGTATTCGAGCTTCGACATCGACCAGGCCGAACGCAAGATCCAAGAGCATATCAAGAGCGGCAACAACCCTTACATCCTGGCGACCATAAACGACGTCATCGTCGGCGTCGCGTCCTATACGCTGTCGCACGTTTGGACCCGGCAGCCGCTCGCCATCATGTGGATGACCTACGTCGCGCCGCTCTACCGCAATAGCGCGATCGGCAAGCTCCTCGTCGACCGCATGCTCGATCTGGCTGAGGCTGACGGCGCGTGCGCGTTCTTCGCCACCGTGCCGACTATGACCGAAGGCGGCAAAGCCTTGTGCCACTTGTTTGAGAATTACGGTTTCGAGCCAATGGGCGGCGCGTTCCAGCGGAGACTCTGATGTCGGGATCCCACTCGAGCAACGACGCCGCGGTTCAGTTCGAAGAGCAGCAAGCGGCTGAGGCTGACGCCAAAGAGGCCGCGCGCCAAGCCCGGCTTGAGCAGGGCAAGAAGGCGATCGACGCTATTTTCTCAGGCCAGCCGGTGATGAAGGATGTCACCTCGAATTACGATTGGGGCAAGTTCGATCCCGACATCATCAACATGCAGAACACCTGGCGACTGTCGAAGGGCGGCACCGGCGCGGGCACCGTGGTCAACGCCAGCGATCCGACGCAATACGGTCTGCCGAGCAACTACAAGATCCAGGGAAACACCGTCGTCGATCCGAGCGGCAAGGTCTACAAGAAGGGCGAGAATATGCCGGTGACCACGCAAGTGGACACGGGAGAGCGCACCGGCGGTTTCAACGATGCTTACTACAACGCCTACAAACAGAAATATCTCGACTATTACAACGCCGACGAGACGCGCCAGTACAACATGGCGAAGCGCGATCTCAACTTTAAGCTCGCTGATCAGGGCATCCTCGAGTCGAGCGCCGCCACCGACAAGGAAGGCGAGCTTGCCTACCAAGACACCATGAACAAGAAGGCGATCGTCGACCAGGCGAACGCTGCGACCTCCGACCTGCAGACTCAGATCCAGAACGAGAAATCCTCGCTCATCAATCAACTCTACGCCACCGAAGACCCGACGCTGACCGCCAATATGGCGCAGACCGCGGCGACCGGCTTCCAGCTGAAAGATCCGACGCTGACGCCGGCAGGGGCCCTATTCACGCCGGTGCTTTCGGGCGTTTCGTCGGCGGCGAGCAGCTATCTATCGCCGATCGTGCCTTACTCGAGCCCATACGGCGCGGGAGCCGCCAGCGGCGGCAGCGGCGTCGCGTCGGCCGGCACCGCGTCGGACAAGAGGTACGTCTAATGTGCGAGCCTCTCAGCCTTCTCGCCCTCGCCGGCTCGGTCGCCGCGGCCGGCGTCAGCTACATGGGCCAGCAAGCGACCGTCGACGCCCAGAACAAAGCGAATCAAGACTGGGTCAATTACCAGCGAGCGCAGGCGCAGAAGGCGGCGGCGCAGGACGAGGCGCTAAGGCAGAAGGCGCAGGCTGCGGCCGAGACCACGCAACAAGCGGTCAACCCGCAGACGCAAGAGGCCGAGCAGAAGAGCGCCGAATCGGACATCTATAACCAGTACACGCAAGGCACGCCGCTCGCGCCCGGCGCGGATCCGAACACGGCGCTGCTCTCTGGGCAGCAAGGCGAAGGCACCGGCGTCAGCAAGGACATGAGTGACGCGATGGCGGCGCGGGTGACCGCGGCGGCGCGTGAGGCGCAGGGGCGGCTCAAGGCCGCGGCCGCGCTCGCCAGCTACGGCAGCGGCTATGGCGGCGTCGCGAACACTGTCGGTCAGGCGATCACCCAAGGCAACCAGGACATCGCGCTCACCGGCGACGAGCGGCAGGGCGTCGCCAAGACGCTCGGCGTCGCTCAGAACGTGCAGCCGGTGCAGTACACGATGGGCCAGGACATCGCCGGCTCGATCGCCGGCACGCTCGCCAATGTCGCCGGCAGCGCGTTCGGCACTGACATCAAGACCGGCAAGGTCAAACTGTTCTCTTGAGGACGAGGCATGCCTGGCATCTACATCAACGACGGCGGCCAGACCTCGAGCGCCCTCTCGAGCGCGTTAGCCGGGCTCGCCGGGGCGATGAGCCCCGAGAACGCGGCGAAGGCCCAGCTCTATTGGCTCGAATCGGAAAAGGCCGATCTCGAGAACCAGCAACTGTCGAACCGTGTCGCCGCGGAGCGGCAATCGGCCGGCAGCTTCCCGAGCCTGCTTTCGGGCGCGAACGCCAATCCTCCTGGCGGACCGAACGGCCCCAATGGCGTCGGTCCCACCGTCGGCAACGTCACCGACAGCGGCTCGAGCGTCGCCTCGAGCGTCGCTAACATGACCCAGCAAAGCCCGAACCAGAGCATGAACCAGGGCGGCTCGAGCGCGTCGGGTGCTGCGACTGCGGCGGTCAACGCCCCGCGGGGAAACGGTCCGTTCGTCGCTAAAGGGCCCTATGGCAACCTGGGGCCGCGAGACACGATCGACACCAGCGGCATGACGCCGTTCGCGAAATGGGCGGTCAGCGAGTACCTGAACGGCCGCATGGGCTCGGATCAGCTGCGCAGCGCGATCACGCTCGGGCAGCAAATGGTTGGGGGCCCCGGCAATACCTATGAGACGCAAGAGGCGGTCTCGCGGGCGCGGCAGATGCCGATCACCCGCACTGTCGGCCAAGAGACCATCCTCAACCCGGCCGCGGCGGCGCAGGGGCCCGGCGGCGTGGTGCCCGGCTTGAGCCCGGTGCAAGTCGAACTTGACAAGGCGACAGGGCAAGAGGCCGCGCTCGCCATCGCTCAGAAACCGCAGGCAATCACTAATCTGTCCGAGCTTCAGAAGATTACTGAGCTTTATGACCAGGTGGTTACGGGAGACCCTGCGCAGATCATCCCCGACGAAGTGCTCAAGTCTTTATCGGAGAAGTTTGGCGTCGACCTGCGCCGTCTCACTGGCTCGACCTATGCTGACGTGCAGAAAGAAATTGCGCTGCGCTTACGCACGATGGTCACCACGGTAAAAGACGCCCAAGCGGACAATGCGGTTCGCGGCGTCTACCAGAACATGCTGCAGAACTTGCCAGACCCCGCCGCGGGGCCTGGCGCGTTTCACCGTATGGTGGCGCATTTCCAGCGTCAGCTGCAGTTGCAGGTCGACGATGGCACCGCCGCGGAGAAATTCGGTGAGTCGCCCGGCGACCACAACGATGTCGTCAATTTCCGCAAGGCGCGTGACGCCAATCATACGCAAGCGGCTACGGACCTGTCGAAGATCAAGGAGACGGTTGGAGAGGGCGGCCCCGCGCCCGATCAGGCTGGCGGCGATATTCCGATCCTCGACGATCCGAGCCAGGTCAAGACCTTGCCGCGAGGCGTCACCAGATTTCGCGTGCGTGACCCGAGCGCGCCCGGCGGGTTCCGAATCTTCAAGGTGCCGGGAACGTAACGATGGCGGCTAACCCAGCTGACCCCTGGAAAGGGTTTGAGGAGGTCACGCCGACAGCGCCGGCGGCAGCGAGGCCCGATCCTTGGAAGGGTTTCGACGAGGTCACGCCGCCGGCCGCCGCAGCCCCGGCCGGCGCAGGTGGCATCGGCTCCGACGCCGCGGCGAGCCGGGTGCAGGTGCCGGCCGAGCCCGAGACCTGGTTCGAATCGATCAAGCGGTGGACGGGTCTGCGCGATTACCCAGGCCAGGGCGGCTTCTTCGACAACGCCGGGCCGAAGCTCGACACGTCGGGCCCTGAGTTCAACGAGGCTAGCGAAGAGAACAAGCTCGCCGCGCGTTCGCTGTTAAGGGCCGCGCCGGTGACCGCGATCCCGAACGCTCTCGTCGTCGGCGGTCAGGAAGCGGGCGATTGGCTCAATCGCAAGCTCGGCGTCGAACCTGCCAACGCGCCGCAAAAGCCGATCTTCAATCCCGTGGAAACGGCGATCGAGAAGCTCGGTCTCGGCATGAGCCCTGACGCTTCGCCGGCGATAAAAGCTCTCGACACGGTGCTGCCTTGGGCGCTTCCGAGCGGCAACCAGATCGCGCGCGTCGGCGAAGCGCCTGGCGTTTTTAACAAGGCGATGACGTTCGGGCGTTCCGAGCTTGGCAACCTGACCGATTGGTTCATCTCGAGCAACATGCAGAAATGGGCCGAAGAGCATGGCGACAGCCCGCTCGCGCAAACAATTCTGAGCATCCTGGGCGCGAACGCGCGCAACATCACCGCGCGCGTAGGGAAGTTAGGCGTGCCAGCGGCGCTGCCGGCAAAGCCCGACGCCGGCGCGACCTTTGACGCTAACAAAGCTTTGGTGGGCGGAACGACGCCGCCGCTTAAGGACGTGGCTGACCCGAACTCGTCAGTCGCTCAATTCTTGGCCGGCCAGGGCGCAATCCCGTTTTCTGGTTCGGGCGAGACAGGCGCGGTCAAGCAGCAAACCAAGAATATCGCAAACACAGCGAACCCTGTGCTGCAGAAACTTGATCCTGGCACCACGCCAGTCGAGAGCGCCGGCCCTAAGAGTTTGCAGGCTGAGGCAGGGGCGCTCGCGGACCAGGCGCGCACGAAGATCCTCAACGATGAGAACGCGCTCAAGGGGCGCACGAATGCGGTCGAAACGGCGATCAATCCCTCGACGCGCATCGATGTCACGCCGCTCTGGACGGCTGCGGCGACGCTCGCCCTGAACCCAGACCAGTTCGGCGCGACCGTTTCCAACCAGGCGAAAAAGATTCTGCAGGTCATCCAAGATTCGACGGGCTCGGACAACAAGATCACGTTTGGCGCTTTGAAGAACGAACGCTCGACGTTCGGCCAATTTATCGACAGCCTGTATGGACCGTCGACTGGCGACCGCAGCGGCAAGATGTCGCTCGCGCACAACCTGCAGCCAATCGAAGATGCAATGGGCGACCTGATGGGCGACGCCGCCGACAGCGTCTCGCCCCAGGTAGGCGCGGACTGGCGGCGGGTCGACGCCGACTGGCGGGCTCACAGCAAGGTCAAGCGCAACCTGGCGGACATCGGCGGCGTGCTGAACGAGGGGCGCACCGGCTTCGATCCTTCGCCTGGCGCAGCGCATGTCGCAGGCACGCTGACCAACGCCGTCGCCGGAAGCAGCAAGGAAGGCGTCGCGCCGATCGATCGCATCGAAGCAGGCTTAGGCGAGCAGCCGGCCCGCAGCGCCGTCGCCGAGACGGTCGCTTCGATGGCGCAGCCAAAGAAGGGGCTCACTCAGCAAGACTTTCGGCCGGATATTTTCGGACAGCGCGGCGGTCAGATTGACCCGCAGGTCATGGCTTACATCGAGAGCAAGGTGGGGCCAGAAGGCCGCAAGGCGCTCGAGAACGCCCTCGAGGCCGGCGCTGCGACTGCGGAGGGCCGACAGGGAGGGGGCTTGCGGAAGGCGCTCGGGCAGGTGCTGACGGCGGCCGCGACTACGGTGCCGTTCAAGTTGACGGGACCGATAGCGCCGCTCCTCCTCAGCGCGGGGCAAGATCCTGACCTGGTGCGCGCGGTCGCCGGCCGTTCGGTGCCATTGAGCGCGCTAGGCCCGCAGGCAGCGCAGAAGGCCGCCATCGCCACGGGAGCGCCGCCGGGTGAAGACCCGTTCGACGTCCTGCGCTACGGAACGGGCAAGGTGGGTGAGGCTGCGCGAGGGGCCTTAAACACGGGAATGCGGACAGTGCCGCAAGTCCTCAAGATGCTAACCCCGGCGCCTTAGCAGCCAATAGTGCAGGCGCTTAAGCCAGGGAGCAACCAAAGTGACGAAGACGAGGAAGTAGCAGGCGAAGACGCCGTAGGCGATGAGGTCGCGTAAATCTGAATCGGTCATGGGGGGCTCACGGAAAAATTTTCGGCCGGTCTAATCTAAGTACAAACATAGGATGGAATTGGGCAAAGATCAATGTCGTTCGGAAATGACCAGGCTCGCGACGCGCTGATCCGCACCATTTGGGGCGAGGCCGGCAACCAGGGCCCGCAAGGTTGGCTCGCCGTCGCGCATGTCATCAAGAATCGCATCGATTCGGGAGCCTGGGGGCCGAACGACCACGTTTTGCCGGTCCTTTACGCGAAGCATCAGTTCTCGATGTACAACGAGGGCAACCCGCAGGGGCCTCGCGCGCGAGCCCTCGCCACCAACGACCCGGCCTATCAGCGTATCGGCCAGGTGGTCGACGCCGTGTTCTCGGGCAAGACCCAAGATCCGACAGGGGGCGCGACACACTTCTTCAATCCGAAAGAGGTAAGCGAGTTTCCGCTCTGGGCGGCCGACGCCACCAACGTGCGCACGATCGGCGACCACGTCTTTATGACGGTGCCTCTGACCATGAACTCGACCGGCGGCACCATCCTGCCGACGTACCGCGCGCCCGGTCATGACGAGGAGGGCTCGGTCAACGAGGCTGACGGCCCCGGCGGCTACGACACCCAGCACATGGATCCCGAGTTCCTGGCGCGTATCGCCAAGCTCCGAGACGACGCCGCGGCGCAGGGGATCCGCACCCGCGTGCTGTCTGGCTACCGCGACACGCAAAAGCAGGAGATGCTTTACGAGAACTACATGGCCCGCAAGGCCGGCCGGCCGATCCCGCATCCCGAGCTTGGGCCCGGCAACGTCGCCGCGCCACCCGGCGGCAGCTATCACAACTATGGCCGGGCGATGGACATCGAGGCGATCGACGCCAACGGCAACCGAGACCCTGTCGGGCAGCAAAAGCTGATCGCCCTCGCGGACCAGCAAGGCCGTGGCATCACCGCGGGCGCGCACTTCAAGACCACGCCAGACTATGACCACTTCCAGGCCGCGGAGGGCGCGCGAGGAACGTTGAACAAGATCGCGCTCGGCTATGTCGGGCCGTCGACCCTCGAGATGAGCCGCGGGCAGCCTCAGCCGCAGCCGGCGAACGTGGTCACGGTGCCGCCGAACATCGACACCAGCGTCTACAAACCGAGCCCGCTTGGCGGCGCAGAGACAGCCCCGCTCGCCAAGGTCAATACCACAGGAACGGATACGACATTGGGCGGCGGCGACAAGGCGGCCCCAGCTGCCCCGCCGGCGGCCTCTGGCTACACTGGCGAGGGGGTTGCAGCCCCGAACGCGCAAACTCAGCCAGCGGGCTCCGTAGGGGCTTCTGCAGCCCCCGCCCAGAATCCGCGCTTCCCGGTGATGGAGTTTGGCGCGAACCAAGGCGGCCGCGCCGGGCCGAGCCCGCAATACGTCAGCGCGCTGAACCTGGCGGACCTGATCTACGGGACGCCCTCGAGCCCGGCGACGCCCGCTGCAGCGCCGGCGGCCGCTTTGTCAAGTCAGAAGACCACACAACCTTCAACAACGCTGCCGCCGGAAGTCGTCGCCAACCCGCCGCTGCCGCCGATCAATCCGTTCCGATCGCGGCTGCCGGCGTCGGTCCTCGCCAACCCGCCGCTGCCGCCCTACCCCAGACCCGTCGCGTGAGGTCAGCCCATGCCAGGCCAGAACAACCCCAATCGAGGCAAGCTCTTTCAGGATCCAAGCGCAAAGGCGTCCGCGCCGGCGGCCCCTACGCCGCTGCCGACGCCGCCGATCGGCGGCAGCATGCGCGCCATGCTGGCGGCTCGAGGTGCCGGGGCCGGAAATCCTCCCGTCCCGCCCCGGCGGCCGGCGGGGCTCGGGGGCCAGACGTCTCCTTCTGGCGGCCCACCGATCTCGCCGGCCACTTCTAACGCGCCGATCTACAGCGTGATGCAGCAACCCTGGCTCGATCGTCTATTTGGCGGCGGCGCGATTGCGCCGCCAGTTGGCAGGAGCCCGAAACGTGGCTGACCAGTATCCCGGCGACATGGGCGATTCAGGGGCTGGCGTGCCGGCGACCCTGGCGCGAGCGGCTGGGGCACCGCCCGAAGCAGCTGCAGGTGGTTCCTGACCGCGCTAGTCATCATCCGCGGACCGTTCTGCATGCGGCGGAACATGTCGCGGACCTCTTCGTCGGTGTAGGGCGGCCCATGAACCCTGCAGCCGTTTACAATGTAACGGACAACCATAATGGCTAACTCCGAGCCCAACTCAAACCCAACCCTTACCCCACCTCGAGCCCCGCAGCCGGCAATGGGCGACATCGTCGCGCTGACCAGCATGAACGGTTATTTGTGGGCGGCGACGAGCCAGGGTTATCTCTATCGGATATTGCCTCAGCCTCTTGACGTAGTGCAGATCTATCCCCCGCCAGCGGCGGCCGTCCGCGGTGTGCCGGCTGAGGACCGCACCTTCGACTCGCGCCGCGCGGACCTGCCCTGACCCGCAGAAATTCTGCGGATTGCTCATTTCAGCCAACACCAATCAACACTCTGATAATGCTGGCAATTGTCTCGTTTTGTTCGTTCGATTGGGGCGGTTCTCGACGAACAGCGGCACGCCGCCGGTGCGCTCGTTGACGCCGTCGATCACCTCCTTTGAGAGCGCGTGGCGGGAGGCCAGCCCGCCTACCATTTGCAGCGCCTGGGCTCGGTCGAGCGGACCAAGCGAGACGACCCCGTGATGCGAGCGCAAGGCCCAGGGAGGACGAAACTCCGGCCGCGACGTCGCGAGGAGAAGGAGCGGCGCCTGCGCGCCGCGCTCGGCGAGCGCGCGCACAAGGTCGATCGAGGTCGGGTCGGCCCATTGCAGGTCCTCGAAGGCGAGCGCGGCAGCTTGCGTCCGCGCGCCGGCCAGGACCCAGGAGACGATCGCCGCCAATTGCCGCCGCCGCAATTCCTCCGGCGCGAATTTCGCCGCGCGCTCCTCCGGCAGCGGGATCTCAACCAGCGGCGCGAGCAAAGGCGCGTATTCGGCGGGGTCGAGGCCGATCAGCTGCAGCGTGTTCTCGAGATCGACGAGGCGCCGGCCCGCAGGCGTCTCAGCGCCGCCGAATCGCTGGCGGCCCCAGTCGGCAAGCGGGTGCAACGGCGTATTCTGTAGAAGTTGCGACGACGACCATTCGACAAAGGTGTGCGGCGCCTCGCCGAGCTTCAAGCGAAACTCCTCGACGAGGCGCGACTTGCCAATGCCGGGCTCGCCGACGATCTGCACGAACTGCCCCTCGCCTCTCGCCGCCCGCTCCCAGCGCCGGCGCAGGAGGGCCAGCTCCTCCTCGCGCCCGACGAGGGGGGTGAGGGCGCGGGCGCCGAACCGCCGGCCGCCGCTCGCGCGCACGATCCGAAAGAGCGTCGTCGGCTCGGGCGCGCCTTTCAGCGCGTGCGCGCCGCTATCCTCGGCGACGAACAGACCGGCTGTCTGACGCTGAACACAAGCCGTGATCAGCACCGTCCCCGGCTCGGCCAACGCCTGCACGCGCGCGGCGACGTTGGGCGTGTCGCCGAACACCTCGCCCATCGCGTCGACGACGACAAGTCCCGAATCTAGGCCGATGCGCGCAGCAAACTGTGGCGCGCCGCCATCTGCGTTGTGGGCGCTGGCTTCGGACAGAGCGCGCTGGATCGCGAGCGCCGCACGCACCGCGCGCTCAGCGTCATTCTCCTGTGCCTGGCGATGGCCGAAATAGGCGGCGATCTCGCGCCCTCGGCTCTCGGCGATCGCGCCGCCATATCGGCCGAGCGCCTCGGCGGCTAAGTGGCGGAATGTATCGATGACGACCCGCAGGTCCTCTGGATCGTTAGGCGAGTCCCCCTCGGCCCATACAAGTTCGGCGGCGAGCGCTGTGATGTGGCGCCGTTCCGCCGCGCGGAACGCGGCTTCGGCCGGCGGCCAGGCCTCCTCCGATGCGCGCGCCGCGATTGGCGTCGCCTCGCGCTTCGCGGCGCTGTCTATACGGGTTGGCTCGACTGTCTCGGCCGGCGTCAACCGCAATCCTGCACACCGCGGTCGTCACTTCGTTCGACGCCTCTTTCCATCAAACCCATGTGCTTTACGACGAAGGCAAGGCGACTCGGATCGATTTCAGTCCGAGCCTCACCAATCCAAGGCCCTGTTTTACATTTTCTGGAATTTCCAGATGCATAAACAATCGGGAAATGATCGAGGGAATCGAGGGCCCGGGCATTTTCAATGGAGCGCGCGGCTTCCGTTTCGACACCCGCGAGGGCGAGGCGACGATCCTCCATCCTTATCCGGGGGATCCAACCGAAACGCTTGCTTGGGGCCAGGCTATAAACGAGCGGGGAGACGTTCTCGGCTATTCATTTACTCTCGGAGTAAACCCCTATCACGAGCGCATTGGGGAATGGGAATCGAATGGCCTGTTCGACACCTACTTAGTCGAGAGCGATGTGAATAGCTCTAAATTGCTCTTCAATGACGGCAACCTGATTGTCATCACGCTTTCGGGCGGTTCCAGCTACATTGTGCCGCGGCCCGGCGTGCGCCTGAACCTAGCCGATCTGGTCGTCAATCTTCCCGTGGGGCAAGAACTGAGTGCGATCGCGGACTTGAACAACCACGGGGATATGATCGGGTCGACCTCCACAGGCGCCAACTTTCTCCTGCAGCGCCTCGAAGACGACGACCGGCAGGCCTACGCAACGCCTGCGGTGAGTAGCGCGCGGCACGCTATCCCACAGGGAGTGGCGATCATGCACAGCCGATTGCAACTGGGGCAGCTGAAATAGTCCCGTTCCTCTTGAGCGATCGGACTGGGCCCGGTCGCTCGACCGCGCATTGAGGACAGGTTCCATCATTTCCACAGTGTTTTGTATTCGCGCCAGGGAGCAGCGGATTTATTGACCGGGGCCCCCTGGCCGATGGCAGTGAGGATGAAAAATGAAAACGATAGTCAGGATTTTCTTGTTCTCGGCCGCGCTGATCAGCTTTTGGCCCGCCGGCGCCGATGCGCAAACAGGCGCGCTCGGGCCGTGCGAGCTTGCATCGCCCGGAGGCATCCTTGCGCCTGCGCCTGGCGGCGCGGGCGCCCGCGCCGCGATGATCAAGCGAACCCTCAAATGCCTGCAGGCGACCGGGCAGGCGCCGGCTAAAGCGTCGCCGGGCGCCGGCGGGCAATTCGTCACGTTCGACCCGCCCGCCTCCACATCGACGACGCCTACCGGAATCACCCCCGACGAAACAATCGCAGGCTACTACACCGACACCGGCGGCGTGCAGCACGGCTTCCTGCGCGACCTGAAGGGCGGGTTTGCGACCTTCGACCCGCCAGGCTCCACCTCGACCACGCCGACCTCTATCTCCCCGAATGTTGACGTCGCCGGCGTCTATTGCGACACGGCCGCCTGTCCGCGCAACCACGGCTTCGTGCGGGCGAAGCAAGGCAGCATCGCCACTTTCGATGCGCCCGGCAGCGGCTCAAGCCTATTTCCTGGAATTTATGGCCCGGGTCCGCCTCCGAGCATCAACCCGGCCGGGGCGGTCGCGGGGACCTACGTTGACACAAACGGCAATGAGCACGGCTTCCTGCGCGACAAGCGCGGCGCCTTCACGACGATCGATGCGCCCGGCGCCACAGGCAGCACCGAAGTCCGCGACATCAACCCGTCCGGCACGATCGTCGGGGACTTTTCCGACCCGACGACCTTTCTCACGGGCTTCATACGCTTTTCCAACGGAAGCTTCATCAGGATCGACACTCCGGGCTCGGTCGCCTGCGGCGGGCAGTCGGCCCCCGCCGGAGGCATCAATCCGGCGCGCGCGGTCGCGGGGTCCACGACTGATCCAACCTGTTCGTTCGGCCTGGGCTACTTGCGGACTCCGGACGGGACAATCACCACCTTCAGCGTCCCGGGCGCGAATCATTTTGTCCAGCCCGTGGCCATCAACCCTGCGGGGTGATCACCGGGTTTTTCTGCTGCCAAGGTCAAGGCGGTTCCGGCAGCCACGGCTTCCTGAGGACTGTCGACGGCGTCTTCACCCAGATCGACCCGCCAGGTTCCTTCGTTACCTTCCCCTCGGCGATCAACCCGGCGGGGGCGATCACCGGATTCTACTTTGACGCTAACTTTGTGTCGCACGGTTTCCTGCGGCTGCCGCGACCGCCGCCGCTCCTAAGGAGCTGCATTTCGGCCGAACCGATGGCGTTAGCGCACCCGTCCCCCATAGCCCGTCGAGAGACGGGCGTCCTTCCGGACGCCCTTTGTGGGGGCGGGTAGGGGTGGGGGGTCGCGTGGCCCGAGGAGATGATCGAAGGCGCCGCTCCTCTCTTGTCGCCTGGCGCGGCGCGACCCCCTCCTTGACCTCCCCACAAGAGCCTGCGCCCGGGCGCGCGCAAGCGCGGCCCGGGTGGGGGGGAGACTCGCCGGAACGAGCCGCGCGTAAACTCAAGAGCAGAAGCCGCTAAGCAGGCGTCACGACCCCGATGCGCGCGAGTGCAACGCCAAGCGCGCGATCGCGCGAACGATCGTCTCGACAATCACGCCCGCGAGATAGGCGAGCGCCGAGCCAAACAGTCCCGCGACGATAACACGCCCGGTCATGTCGCCGCCGAAGGCGTAGGATCCGCCGTTCAACGCCCGCATGACGAGCGTGAACGGCAGGGCGGCGAGCGACAGGGGAAGGTCGGCGAACCAGGTCCCGGCCCGCATGGCGTAATCGACATAGAGGGCGAGGAACGCCAGCGCGTAGAGGGCGGCGAAGACGACGCCCGTCCACGACTTGAGGCGCTTCATCGGGCCTTAGCTCAACTCCCCGCTTTCCATGCGACAACGTGCTGCGTTTGCTGCCCGAGCCCGTCGATCCCGAGCGTCATCGTGTCGCCGGCCTTAAGGAAGCGCGGCGGCTTCTTGCCCGCTCCAACCCCAGGCGGCGTCCCGGTGGTGATCACGTCGCCGGGCTCGAGAACCATGAACTGCGAGATGTAGGACACGAGCGTCCTGACCCCGAACACCATGGTCGCGGTCGAGCCGGTCTGCATCCGCTCGCCGTTGACGTCGAGCCACATATTGAGCCCTTGCGCGTCCTTGATCTCGTCGGGGGTGACGAGCCATGGCCCAAGCGGACCGAAAGTCGGAGCGCTCTTGCCCTTCACCCACTGGCCGGCCCGCTCATGCTGAAATTCGCGCTCCGACACGTCGTTGCAGATGCAGTAGCCGGCGACATAGGCAAGCGCGTCCGATTCGCTGACGTAGCTCGCGCGCGTGCCGATCACGACCGCGAGTTCCACTTCCCAGTCGGTCTTTTTCGAGCCCTTGGGGATGACGACGTCGTCGTTGGGCCCGACCACGCAGGAAGGGGCTTTGCTGAACAACAGCGGCTC